ACTGCTGCATCTTAGCAGCTTCAAGCGCCAACTCCGCCTGACTGTGCTGCTGCTCAGCCGCCGTGCGCTCAGCCGTAGCAGCCAACTGCGCCTGCGCCGCTTGTGCCTTCTGCTGAATCGCCATCATATCGGTCTGAGCCTTCAACTGCGTGTCATGCACGTCAGCCTGGACCTTAGCCGCCTCGATCTGCGGGTTCTGCTGCGTTCCGCCATTACCGCCAGCCGGCTGCTGAGGCGGCATCTGCGCCAGCGCGTCGAATGCTTCCTCAATGGCTTCTTCCATCGGACGCGCCACACGGAAGCCGCGCACCGCAAACAGCGTCGCCTCACGCGCCAGAGAGGACAGCGCCGGATTGCCCTGCGCAATGGGCACAACCTGCTGCATCAGCGGGATAAACTGCTGCATGAACTCAATGCGCGCCTGCTTCTCGGCCTGCTCATCGGCGGCAATGGTCGAATCCGCCTCGATGTCCAGCCGGAAGCCGTGCATTCCGTCCTTCTTGATGAGATCAACCGCAGCCTCAAACTGCTGGGTGCGGCGCGCGTTCTCCGCCACAACCTGATCGTATTGCTGCTTAGCCTGCATCCACTGCGCGAACGCCGGATTCGGCATCGTGCCAGGAGGCGCGCCGGGTGCAGCACCGGGCTGCGGGGCGCCAATTGCACCGCTCATGCCAAAACTCCCACGAGCATCATATCCTCGCTATCCCGTCGCGCCTGTATATACTCTCTCGTCGCTCGTTCCACAATAGCAGCGATAAACTGCTCTCGGCATTCCTCGCGCGACTTGCCAACCATCTTCGCAAATGCAGCATGATGCGCCGAGACGCGCTTTAACGCCGTGGTATCGTTCGGCATCTCGCGTTCATTCCGCAGAATGTCCACTGCCGCGTCCACCAGCACATCGGCGTCACGCGACAGCTCGCCAGCACGATACGCGGCAACCTTGCGCGGTGAAGGGTACTTAAACGCTAGTGCGTACCAGCCGGTCATTTCGACTTCCGCACCGCATCAATCGCCTTCTGCGCCACAACCTCCAGCGAATCGCACCGAAACAGCGCGTCGTGGATCGCCTGCATCACTCGCTCAAGCTCGCTCACGTCGGCCTCATCTCAGCTTCCATAATCGCGCCGTCTTTGTGCCGCTTCGTCACCTTCAGCGTGCGCGGGCGCTGCAACTCCAGCACAACAGCCTGCATTGCATCCGCAATCACCTTGAACGCCAGCAGCATGTTGCCCAGCGTCGCTAGCTGCTCATCCACATACTTCCGATGCTCAGCCGCCTCTGCCGCAGCCGCTTGTGCCGCCAACACGTTAGGATCAGGCACAACTTCCCACTCGCTCATTCCCAACCCCGCAGCGCATCGCACACGATGTCCACTTGCTCGTCCGTCATCTCAGGATACAACGGCAGCGTTACAACCTCCCGCGCCGCTTTCTCGCTCTGCACACACCGCGCAGGACCAAGTGCCACGCGATCGCGATACGCAGGCTGAAGATGCACCGGAACCGGGTAATGCAAGCTGGACTGAATGCCGCACTCGGTCAGGTATTCCATGAAGCCGTCACGCTCATGCTCGGCAACCCGCACAACATACAAATGATTGGCCGACATATGCCGCACATCCCGATGCGGCTCAGTAACCGACATGTCACACAACGCATGGTCATACTGCGCCGCAATGCAGCGCCGCCGACTCTGTCGCATCCACAGCTTCTTCAGCCGCACACGCAGAATAGCCGCCTGCAACTCGTCCAACCGGCTATCCACGCCCATGCGATACTCGGACACATACCGCTGCTTCCAGCCATACGTCCGTAGCGCTCGCACAATATCAGCTATCTCCGGGTCACTCGTGACAACCGCCCCACCGTCACCAAAGCATCCCAGGTTCTTCGTCGGATAGAAGCTGAACGCAGACACATCCGCCAACGTGCCCACAGCGCCCCCATCAAACTCAGCGCCGAACGCATGCGCGCAGTCGTCCACCAGCGCCACGGCATGGCGCTTGCACGCCGCCTTGATCGCCCGCATATCAGCCGGCTGGCCATATAGATGCACAGGAAGAACCGCACGTATCGGCGGAACCGCGCCACGGTCCAACACATCCGCAAGCTCAGTCGGATCCATCGTGAACGTGCGCGGATCAATGTCCACCAGTATCGGCGTTGCGCCAATCTGCTCAACCGCAGCCACCGTCGCGCTAACTGTATGCGACACTGTGACAACCGACGTGCCGGGGCCACATCCCACCGCGCGCAGCGCTAGTGCTATCGCGTCAGTGCCATTGCCCACGCCAATGCAATGCCCCGCGCCGGTCCATGTTGCGAACTCTTGCTCGAATGCCGCAACCTCTGGGCCGAGAACATACCAGCCCGACAGCATGACGCGATCAATCGCCGCATCAATCGCTTCTTTGTCCGCGAAGTAGGCAGCCTGCAAATCAACCTGCGGGACTCTAAACGTCACGAAACAACTCCAGCACTGAACCGTTGTCGTGTTCCAAGCGGATATACCGCCTATGCGTGTTTTCGCTGAAAAGCTCAAGCAACTGCACTGGCGTCATATATTGGGGACGATACGATCCACAACCAAGCGAATATGTATATTCAGCCCTGCGAATTGTAGGCTGGACATACGCCGCGCCTGTTACTCCGTCCATCACGCCACCCTCGCCGGCTGTCCATTCCGCAACGTCCACGCCTGTCCGTTCGCAAACCGCGTCGTGGCGCCTTCGTGCAACTGCTGCGCGGCCTCTGGCGGCAACTGCTGGTCATTGGCCGGGGGCGCCTGCATAGGCGCGGGAGGGGCTGGCAGGAACGGCTGTGGCATAGGCGGCAACTGCGGCACAGGTAGCAACTGCGGATAACCCGTAATCCGCGCTATCGTCTCCTTTGAGAAGTGCCCCGCAATGATCGCAGCCATCAGCCTGATCGTATCGCGCGCCAACCGCGCCACGGCCCGCTGCTGCGGCACAACGCGGCGCGTTACAAAGTTCGTCTTTAGCTGCTGCGCCGTGGCGGTCTCGTTCGGCTGCGTCTCGCCCCGCATGATGTCGCCAATGCCCGTGATCTCGTACAGGATCGACTTGACCCGATCGCGCGCGTCGTAAAGCTGAACCAGCGTTGCCGCAATGTCCTTAATCGGCATCCACTGAATGATGTTCTGCAAGCCGCCCTTTTCCATGAACGGCGTCCAATCCTGGACCGGGATAAGCCTGTTCTCCGTTCCCTCATCAATGAGCTGCTGCAACGCCTGCTTCTGTTCGCCGGGATAAACGCCTGACACCTTCAGCGCCCGTGTGAGACGGTCAATTCGCGCTGTCAGCTTGTCCAGCTCATCGGCCTGATCTTGATACTCCACGTAATCAGGCACCGGCACGCGCGTATCGTTGGTCGTAGTCGCCAGCAGCGGATCCGGGTTCGGGAAGAACATCGGCAGACCAAGCGGATCGTCCACCTCATCGAGAATCAAATCAGGCGTACCCGGCGCGAGCCAGATAACCTGCTTCTTCGTCTTGTCCCAGTATTCGTGAACAATCGCCTTCTTGAAGATGTCAGGCGGCACATCCTCCTTCTGGCCCTCGCGGTTGTTCTCCGTGCCTTTAGACGGAAAGTCGAGCGCAACCTTCTTGCCCTTGGCGCCGAACCGCTTAACCAGCTCATCGCGTGTCATGAATGCGCGATACCGCACCCACGGTACTTCGCGCCACGTCCGCGCCGGCGCCTCGCGGTAATCCTCCCAGAACACGTAGACCGCTACAACTTCCTCGTAGACAACCTCACGCAGCGGCTCCCCACGGTCGCCATCATTGTCCACAATGGCCGTATCGCCGCGCGTTTCCTCAAACGCCGGGCCATCTCCATCGCCGGTCGTTTGCTCGCCTTCCGGTATCGTGTCGCCATAATGCGGCACATACAGCACGCGAGGCACACCACGCCCCGGCAACAAGCGATCTTCAACGCACGCCAGCATGACAGAATCAAAGTCTGAATTAGCCGGATCGAGCGAGAACGACAGGCAGCGCTCAAGCAGCGTAGACGCCAGCCGCCCTACGTCGTCCTGATCCTGAAATCGCCGCTGCACATCGGGCTTGGGGGTGCGCGCGTATAGTGTCGGCATTAGCGTCTGAACATTGGACCAGAGGATGTTGAACCGATGCACAGCCGCCATCGATTCAGGCCGCTCGTCGCGATACCGCTTGATGATCTTGCGGGCGCGCTTGATCCAACGGCCTTCCTCTTTGTCGGCTATGCGTTCCACGCCCATCCAGAGGGCGTAGGTCGCCTTATCGCCGCTGCCTAAGTCGGCCTCGGTATCAATGCGGTCAGGTCCAACGGTTGCATCGGCCACGTGCGATTAACCCTTCACCTTCGGCTCAGCCTTAGACACCTCAGTCTTTGCCGCACCGCTGCTGTTCGCCTTGTCCGCGCGATCCGTAACCTTGCGCTCACTGCGCGATGTCACTTGCTTGTCCGTGTTCTTCTTCAGCTCATCACGCAGGCCGCCACCAGGCGCGGCAGGCTCGTCATGCTCCATGCCTGCCTTGTGCAGCGTGATGGTCATGTGGTGCGACGGCTCGCCACCGTCCATGCCTTCGTGCGAAGACACGTCCGACACATGGCCATGTCCCTCGAAATGCACCTCTGTCCCATGCGACAGCGGCGTGTCCATACCCATCGCCTTCATGTGATCGTGCGATAGGTGGATGGTCGGGCCGCTGCGCCCCGGCATCCCGTCGTCGGTGTCTTTGCCTTTCGGCTTTACGCTGCTGAGTTTCATCGCTTTGAGTCCTGTAAATGGCGCAGAAGCGCGTTGTTTTGCGTAATGCTAGAGGCCAGCTTATGGCTACGCGCATTGAGTGTGGCTGTGATTAACTCGCTCATCGGCAGCGGTGGCGCGGGCTTGCGGATAGCCTCATACCACATCTCACTCCAGCCGCCCCGGACGCTGCAAACCAATCCGTTATCGTCGGATAGGTAACATCCGGCCTCACGCAGGAACGTGCGATAAGACGGCCACTTCATATCCTGCCTCCACCATGTCTATTTGCACGCGGATCCGCGTGCTCCCACGCTTCCGCAAGCGTCATCTCAGCCGCACCGCGTATGGGCAGCGCAATGTCCGGCTTCACAGTCCACGCTCTCGACATACATGCGTAGCGCGCCTCGTCTGGCGCGTGATCCTCAGCGTCGGTGTCCACGTCCTCTGGCTTGTGGTCATCGTGCTGAAGCGCCGGAAGCGTTCGGATGAGATCGGCGCATGTGTTGAACACGTAGAGCATCGGGCGCCCTTCCGCGCCGATTAGCCTGGCTCTAAGCTGTTCCCAGCCCGCAATGCGCGAGTTGTCGGCGCGGCGGAAGATAACGCCATGTCGATACATTGTTTCAGCGTGGGATGGGCCGCCATCCACCTTCCAGCACGCCGGATCTGCCACGCGGTATGAAATGTGTTCTTTGCCCTCACGCTCAAGAATGCCGCGCGCTATCTGTTCCACCGACAGCTTCAGCCCTTCGTTGGGGCCAGCCGCACCATACCACTCACGATAGCGGATCAGTGCGCCAGCTGGGAACCAGCGCCCATCCACCTCGCTGCCGTCGCTCACAGCCCACCAGCCAACAGAGAACGGCTTGGCGCTGCCCCAGTCGAATGATGCAAACCGCAGCCAATGTGGCGGGATGGTAAATGGCCTTATGATGTGCCGATCCGTGGCCCAGCAGTCAAAGAACGCGCCTGCTATGACGTTCCAGTCGCCTTCTAGCCACGCCTTCACAAGCTCAGCCGAACCAACAAGATACAGTCGATCAACATAACCCGGATCCCGATGCAGCAACGCGCGATTGTCCTGCACACGGGAGGGTATGTAGATGTAGCTATGCTGCTTGCCATTCGGCAGAGCGCGCTGAAGCACCTTCATGCCAAGCGGAGATGGATCAATGTAGCGCCGCTTAATCCACTGATGCCCCGGCCCTCCGGGGTTGGCTGTCAGGATAAGCTGCACAGGCACGCCATGCACGCTACGCAATGCGCCGTGTAGCCTGTCTAGCGGCGCCGAGTCCTCGTAGTTGCCCGCTTCCTCAACCGCTGCGTCAGTCAGGTTCTGCCCCTGATACTTCTCCGCATCGGTCAGGCTCTCAAGCGGGCGAAAGCGCAGCCTGCCACCAGACGCGAAGTTGAAGGTTTTCTTGTATTCGATCCACTCAGCGCCAAGCGGCATGAAGATTTCCTTGGCGCGCTCGACCAAGTCATCCTGCTGAGGCATTTCCTTGCGGAAGAACACTGCGTTAAAGCCGCGCCCATAACGCTCAGACTTGGCGCCATACTTCCCGAGAATGCCGTCCGACTTCCCGCCGCCACGAGAGCCACCAAACAGGATGTCACCTAGCGGGCAGTCAAAGAACGCTTTCTGCGGACCGGGCTGAGGCGCCCAGATGATGTGCCGTCCGTCAAACGGCATCGGATTCGTACTTCTGCTTCCATTGTTCCGGCGTAAGCGGCTCGCCGGATATGACGCGCTGGATCACTTCGCCCGAATGCTCAGTAGGCTGCACAGGCTTACCCCATCCCCGGTCCAGCAACACGCTCGCCGCAGACACCCGCGCCGCCGCTGGCGACTTGGCCGACTGCGCAATTCCAACCAGAGTTTTGACCGCCACCGTGGTATGCTCTCTGGCGAGCCTCTGGACCTCCTCCACGCCCTTGGGGCGTCCACCGGGGTTCCCGGACCTACCGGGCTCGAAAGGGCGTCCAGGCCCCCTCCTAGGCGCGTCAGAGATGCTGTTCTCAGCCATGCCGCCCCCTACGCCGCTCTACACGCTTGCTGCAATGCCAGTCTCGTGGACTTCACCACGAACTCGGTCCCGTAGTCCGTGATGCGATTGGCCGCCAACAGCATGCCATCAGCCACGAGGCGCTTGGCTTCCGCGTAGCTGAGCGGCGCATCCGGCATGCTGCGCCAACGTGGCCCGTGGTTGCTGGGCGCGTTCCTGCGCCGCGATGGCGGGAACGTGGCGCCGGGGTAGGGGCGGATGGCTATGGCAGTCCATTCGGATAGGAGGATCATGACACGCTCGTTGGGTGGGTGGGTTGCGCTGACGCTCTGACATAACACCGGCTCGCCGCTTCATCCGCGCGCTGGTTATACGAGAACCACTCGTCCGCAGCCGCAACCTGCGGCGCATACATGCACGGCACCGATACGCCCGTGAGCACGCCGGACAGGTCCGGGTCGGTCTCAACGTGCAGGAACGTCGGCAGCGCGTGGATGCGGGTTACGCAGTAGGCGGTGGCGAGGAGGTTGAGGGTGAGGATGGCGGAGAGGATGAGGCGGGTCATGCGCCACTTCCGCGCCACTCGGCCAGCTTCGTAAGTGGAAGCTGAGCGCCAATAGGGGCCATCTCAATGGCCCATTGGCGCCAGCCTTCCTTTGCTGCCTTTGTTAGTTGCGCCACCTGTGATTTTTCCCTTAGGCGCCGAGGTGGCGCGGCGCAAATTAAGCGACTGATATTGCTGACGTTTTTCTCGTTAGTTGCGCCACCTGTTTTGTTACTGGCGCACATATGGAAACAATGACTTAGCACTAACATATGTAACTGAATGCAACAGGCACTTAGGGCGCACGCCACTTTTCTAGCCAACTTGCGCCGCCTTTGCCCGAGACTTCTGTGCGCCACTTCTGCGCCACTTCCGCGCCACTTATTCATGAGGGCCTCTTGGTCGAATTAACCCGAACGCCGCGCTTCTTCTTGCGCTGTTCGGTGTCGTGGTAATCTTCCTCGTAGAGCAGGCCGGACTTGAGCCATGCTTTAATCATCGCTTTGGCCTGCTCGTCGGTGCATCCGAGTTCACGAATTAGGACCGTTCCCACCCAACGGGATGAGTTGCTGCCAACTCCAGTCCCAGCCGCGTAAAGCCACCCGTCAGGTGGCGCATTTAGAATGTCCAGCACTTGGTTGATTTGCACCGGGCTTGCATCCGCGAACGTGCTTGGTGGCTTCCAGGGCCAAGCCACAGCCACGCCATCGGCCGGCTCACCGTCGCTGTCATTGTCCAAGCGCATCTCCTGTCGCTCAAACCACTCGGCTTCCTCGATCGGCGCATAGTTGGACTTGGCGCCGTCCAGCCTGAAGTAAGTGCGGCGCCGCTCCTCTGGGATGCCGAACGACTTGGCTTCTTCTTTGGACATTACGTTGATGGTCAGCACCACGCGGGCCGCGCCAACGATAGCGGATGCGCCGCGCAGGGAGTCCGGATCGCCTGGGTCTCCTACGCCTTTGCGCGAGTGATGCAGCACCAGCACGGAGCAGTTATGGCGCGCAGCCATGCGGCGCAGGAACGCCATGACGGCACGGACGGCGGTATTGTCGTTTTCGTCTGCGTCGTGGAGTTCGACAAATGGATCGAAGCAAGCCACATCGGGTTTGAAAGTTTCAAAGAACCGCTCGATTTCATCCATAGCCTCTGTTGAAACCATCGTGCCGCCGCCTGGAGACGTGCGTATGAGCTGTCCGGCTTCCGTGGGGCCAATGATGGCTAGGCGGTCCTGGAAGGCGTCAGGCGTCAGTCCTAGTCGCTGGAACATGGCAGAGAAACGACGCTTCTGTTCGTCCGCATCGTCCTCCACGTTGTAAACAGCAAAGCGGGTGTTACTTGTTACTTTGAAGTTACGGAAGGACGAGCCTGTGGTGGCGCAGGATGCCCAAGCCACGATCATGGACGATTTGCCAGCGGAGCCGGGACCGGACAGGACAGTGACGGCGCCGCGCATTAGGTAGCCGCGCGCAATCCAAGGGCGGCGCGGGATGTCGGCGCTGGCCCATGCCTGGTTGATAACCCAGAGAGCTGGGCCGTGGGTCTGGATGGGGGCGTGGAGTATGTCCTCTGGCGACTCTGGGCCGTCCGCGAGTGATGCGGCCAGCGAATCAAGCCAGTTCGGATCTTTGTCCTCGCCGTTGACGTGTGGCGGCAATCCCGGCGTCTGGTGACGTGGCGGGGAGGATGGCTGGTCGAAGAAATTGGCGTCACGCTGCCTCACGAACCTGCTCCAGCGCGTCGATTTCCCGGAGCATGGTGGTGGCTATCCAATCCTCTAGTTCTAATATGTTCGGCAAATGCAAGGCGCCTAGCTGTCGGGCGTGGCGCATGACGACGTTGCAAGCGTTGTCAAACGACTCCACGCCATGCGCGATGCAAACAGCCTCAGCCCGCACAAGATTGTGCAAACGCGGAATAACGAGCGTGCGAAAATGGACGGCGAACGTCACGGCACATCCAACCCCGGCAGTTCCCACCCAGGCGCGACCGGACCGTCGAGCACCCGCAGCTCTATGGTGTCCCCCAGCTTGCGGAGCTGAAAGCCATACGCGAAGCCGTATATCGGAATGGTGCAAACGTATCCGTCCGGCGTCTTCTGCATGATCGCGGAACCGACGATGTGGGGAGGGGTCATCGCACAACCTCCACCACGAATCCCAGCGTCGGGCGCCGCACGACAATGCGCGTATATAGGTCACAGTTTGCGAGGAACCACTCGCCTAACGCTTCCATTGTGGGCGCGCCGATTGCGTCCCCAAGTTCCGTATGATCCACATGGGACGCATCGGCACGAGCGATGGCCTCAAGCTGTGGGAGATCCATATCCTTGTCAGTCCAACACTCGACCAAATACGAATGTCCGTGCAATTTACCTGCGCGGTCGTAATGGGCCGCTTCAACGTTGACGGTGACGGCGCGTTCGATCTTCACGGGATTTTCCAATGCTTGTGGGCTTGAATCGCCAGTTTCCACAGAGGATTAGCTAGACAATAAGCGGCTGCGGCGCGTGTGTGCTCAGCTAGATGGTCACGACTATCGCGCGGCGACAGCCAGCGATGTAAGGCGGGAAAGTCCGAGAATTGTTCCGGCTTAATGCCCTGCTGGGGGTAAACCAGCTTTAGCTCGTCAGCCTCAGTTAGCACCAACTTTGTCCGCGCCTTAGGCGACACGCACACCCAGTCAATATGACCTGGCAGCGGCTTGGTTCCGTTGGTTTCGACTGCGATCTTGAAGTTGGCGGCGCGCAATGCGGCCAGCAGTGGCGCGTCCACTTGCAAGAGCGGTTCGCCGCCGGTTAGGACGCAGAAGCGATGCCAGATGCCGGGGAATAGATCGG